ATGCCGTAGGCGAATACTACGACCATCATTGGTTTGATGATCTTGATCGCAACGCAAAAGCGGCAATGCAAATTGGTAACAAGTCATACCAAATGAAAACAAAAGCAGCCGATCTAATCTTGGATCTTGTCTAATGTCTGAAGAACTTGACTCCCCGACATGGTGGAGACGACTTTGTGAAGTGACACCTAATTTAGTTTTATCAGGTGATCTGCATCACGACGAAGATAAAGCCATTATTCAAATAGAAGAATGGCGATCAATGGGCATTACTCATGTTATTGACTGTCGCAATGAGTGGTCTGATAAAGAATTGGTTGCTACAAATGCACCTGAAATTACATATTACGAACACGGCACACACGACAGTGGTGGCGATCAGGAACAAGAATGGTATGAAACTGGTTGGTACTATTACACTCAAGCATTATTGGACAACCCAGATGCCAAAGTGTTAGTGCATTGTCACATGGGCGTCAACCGTGCTCCAAGCCTTACTTTTTTCTTACTCGTTATGGCAGGTCATGGTGCAAGCCGATCATTGAGAATGATTCGCAATGCGCGTCCTATTGCGGCTTGTTACTACGCAGAAAGCGCATGGAAGGCGTACAGCAAAATGATGTCATCGTCTAGAGATGAAACAGATATGGGAATTTGGGACATAGAAGCATTTTTTTTAGAAAACGAAATTGACCTTACTGATGTAATTCATAAAATTAGATTGGTGGAGCATGTCTAAAGAAACTGAATTAGAAAGCGCATTAGAACAACTCCACGAGTTAAATCCTAATGCGTTGCGTTTTAGCAACCCTTCGTTTGATGAAGCCATTATTGGTATTGCATCTAGACAATTTTCTGGTGATCCTGTTCTCGTTTACGATGAAGGAAAAATGATTGAACTTCTTGTTTGGCGAGAAAAGTGGGATTACGAAGAAGCATATGATTTTCTTAGTTTCAACACTTTTTCCGCATGGATGGGTGATGGAACACCTATTGTTGTGCAGTCTATTTATGAACTCTGAAGAAGAGCAGGCAACACTGATTGTTGAACTAGAAGAATGGGAATGGCAACATGCAATATCCGTTGCCTCTTACCGAACTACACAGAATTGGCATAAAGAAGACGCTCAACAATATCAAGGCAACAAAAGCGCCATGGAAGACAACCGAACGGCAAACGAACGTACTTGTATTTGTGAACTGGCTGTGGCTAAAGGAACTAATCGTTATTGGTCAGGAAGCGCATGGCCAGCAAGCGCCCACAACAGACACAGAAGTCAAATAGCAGATGCAGGGCGAAACATTGAGGTTCGTTCTGTTCGCACAAGAGGTGGTTTAAAAATAAAAGAGACCGACACGGGTAAAGGTACAATTCTTTTTGGAGCGAGAACTTTAACAACCAATGGTAAAGAAGAATTGCGGAAAGTTGAAATTCTTGGACTCATTGATCTTGACAAGGCTTGGGAGGCCGTCAAAGACAATGACCCACCTGACTACATTAAATATGAAGAAACAATAGGTCGTCGCACAAGAGAAATACCCATCTCCATGCTTCAAAAGTTGCGTTTGGATGAAAACGGCAACTATATCGACAAACGTCAATTGTCGTAAAACCACACACCACTACTAGTAGTAGTAGTGCTAGGCTATTTTTAACTAACGGAGGTAACGATATGCATACCTGCCCGTCTTGCAAAAAGAATATAAGTGATTCAATAAACTCTGGATTAGAAACAGGGTTATGGAAATTTAGGTTGAATTGTGAATGTGGAGCAACCCTGTTGTGGGAACGTAACCGTGTTACGGGTTTAGAAATTCCAGTACCACAAAAGGCCACTCATCATCATGCCCACGACGCATTCGTGTAGGCCAATCACGCTGATCCCTCATACCACGATAATGATTCACTTCTAATACGGTTGGATCCGTGGGGTCTGGACTAATTGATATTCCAAATTCAGACCATCTGCTCCACACCGCAGAGCCAAAAGGTCTTAAATCTCTACTATTTCCAGAACCTAAAGGAGCATGGTGTTCAAGCCAACAGGCACATCCGTATTCGTGGCGAACATAATCAAGAAATTTTGCTACCTCTGTAGTTACAGATTCTGATGTTCGCCCACCGGGATCTATAAAGGCTTTATATAGAGGACCTAAAACAAGCAACTCTGGCTTGGTGGTTTCAACCCATTCGATTAGTTTGTTTCGATCTGTGGGTTTAAGAAGGTCGAGTCCGTCAGGCTTAACAACGAGATGGGCTTCCATTTCTTTTGCTTTGCCGAAGTTGTCGATCCTTTCATAAATTTTTCTAGCGGTACGTCTGATGATTCGTTCAGGGTTTTCTAAATCTACAAAGAGTGTCCGAATTGGTGGCATTTTATCTCGCTTGAATGGATGAATGCCAGCCGCAGACATCAAAGCAACTTGTCTAGCCAAATAAGTTTTACCGACTCCTTCTGCGGCAACAACAATGACTCTTTCTTGTCTTTCGAGAAGATTGGGAATCAACCAATCGAAGGTGTCGTTTGTATCTTCTTTTATAAGGGTTGCCCAATCCACTAGCCGTTCAGATTCTTCTACCGTGTTTTCATCGTTTTCAAATCCTTCCAACAAACGTTTAGCCTTATTCACTCGAACACTTAAAGGCATGCTGTGGTCGAGACCTGCAAGAGTCTCCACTACCGCAGTGAATTCATCTCTAATTTCACTAGCAACAACTTCTAAATCGTTTAAAGAACCTCCAGCACCTACATGGTCTGAAATGTCTTTACCTTTGGTCGGTTTAAATACTTTTACTTTTGAATCAACTTTTCTAAGTTCTGCGGCTACATGACTAGCATGTGCAAAGCCTGCGGTGTCGTTGTCCGCAATGATAATAACTTTTGAATTAGCCAAAGATTCTGTGTGGTTTGACAACCATTTGTCTTGTCCTTCACCACCTGCTCCGCCGGGGTTGCAAGTTGCAACTTTTCCAAGACGTTCTAATGTTTGAACATCTTTTTCTCCTTCGACTACATAAACAACGCCATCTTCAGAAATTTGTTTTAGAACTTCTGGAAGTTTATATAAAGGTTTTTTTATATTTTGAGTACCCCACACCCATTCGCCGTTTTCATGTCTTTGTTGTCGAAAAGTTTTATTTCCGTCTTCATCTTTAAAACGAATAACTTGCATCACGGGGGTTCCATCAGCATCTTCGTAAACGTAAGTGGCTTCTTTTCTTAATTGTGTTTTTGGTTTCTTATTAGATTCTGGCCACAAGTCATTAGGTTTTAGATTTAAAGCGTTACAAATATCGGTAAAAGAACAAGCGGCACCACTATGACAATGAAGCAATACCTGCCCTTCACGTCCTATGCCTATCGTTAGTGAAGGCTTGTCATCAGAATGAGAAGGACAACACGCTTCCCAACCGCCACTGATTGAACGGACTTTATTAAGCCGACTGAGAACAAGGTCAACCTCAGGAGTCCGATCCACTCGAATATCTTTCTATCTCTGTTTTCTTTACTAATCTTTCATAAGCAGAAAGAAATAACTCTCTATCAGAATTGGTTCTTAAACCAGCCCCATTTTTAGGAAATGATCTCATTGTTTTACCGACAATATTATGAGGCTTTTCAAAAGGAATGCCAGATTCGGAAGCATCAATAGCAGAACGAAATTGAGACCATGCTTCTGAAGGGGAGGGAATCGAATCTTTTAATTTCATATCTATTGCCAAACGTCTTACTTGTCCTACTCTTGGTGCAAATTTTTGATCTAAAGAAATAATCTGCTTAATGGCACTATTTACTAAATCAAATTCTAAATCGTGGAGATATTCCCACCACAACTTGCATCGTTCTTGATATTGCGGACCCATTGTGGGAAGGCTCCAATTAACAGATACATCTTTAACAACTGCTGCAAGTTCATGGTCTTCCACAAGCGATTAAAAAGGTTCATCACCGTTGGCATAAAGTTCAAAAACCTTGATACCACGATCTGCCGAGTCAGCGTAATCTAAAAACATCTCTACGTGTTTTTCGTCTCTCAATATAAGTTCAATGTCATCATATTTTTTTCCTTGTGGATTGTGTCCCATGTGCCACGGAGAATGAATAACACCTCGTATCGCATCCTTGCAATCTTCAACTCCATACAAGGCAATAGCCTGCTTAATCTTGCGTCTTCGCTTGTCGCCCAGTATTGGCTTGCGTCCTCGCGCACTTGTCCTACAAGTAGCCACCCAGCATTGAAAGACTTCAAAAATTTCTGCTGGGGTGGGATCCGTTGCCATTTGTCAATGATACAAGAAGTATTAAGAAACGTCAACTTCGATTATTTAAGGTACCTTAACTGCCTGCGAGTGAAAGTCACTGTCGCAGAGTCAACTTCCATTATTCCATTAACATTAGAACGCACAACAACATCAACCTGTTCTAAACCCACATCAAAACGACCAGCCAAAAGAGCCTTTATTTTCAACGCTTCGGCT